CGGGTGTCTGTCGCAGTTGTTGGGACGTAATGTTGGTGTCCACAGTCCCGGCCGTGTTGACAGTCCTCAATCCAAGGTAAGGCGGGTCGCCATTGACAGTAGTCAGGAAGGTTGCGCCGCGGACGCGAAACTGCGGCTCCAAAACGAACTGAATGTTCTTGAACTTGAACTCGGCAAACTCCTCAATGACAGATGCCCACTCCGTGGTCCAGTGATCCAGGTGACAAACATAGCGAGTGTTGTTAGTCAGAGACGCAACATCATCCACTTGCAAATCACCAACCTTGGCGACAACGCGAAGAGTCTCGTAGTCATTCTTGTTGAAATTAATGTCTAGTTTCGACCCCTTCTTCCGATATTTGCCGACATAACGAGTCCCTCGTCGTTTTCCGACGAGGCTGCGCTTGAAGCCGTATCTCTTCTTCCCATAGCGGGAACGGCGTCTACCATATCGACGTCGACGATAAGACATCTTGCGAGCGACAGAAGCAGGGACAACAGAGCTATTGCCGGCTTTACCAAACTCTTTAAGACCCGAGCGAACTGATTCCAAACCTCTGTTATATGATTGGCGGACTCCTTCCGAAAGTAACGAGCCAAGAACGAGGTTCGCATAAGCAGAACTCTTAGTACGTCTATCGTATCCGAGCAAGTCCGGCATACTGATGGCGGGGGCTAGCTACAGCGGGCGGCAGCGAGTTACAAACGGACAAGTTGTAACGTGTTCGGCTCGTGGCAGCGCCTTCGGCGTGCAGGGACGGGCGGGCTGATGGCCCGCCCTATATTTGCAGAGCTGCTCGGCCTTCGGCCTGCGCCCAGAAAAAAAATACCCGTCACCCTCACAAACGTTGGCAGGCGGTAATACTGTACGCGCCTGCCTTCTCGCCCCCTAGCGGTGGCGTCCCTAACGAAAAGTGGTCCGAGTGGAAGTAAATAGAAATAGTTTCGAAATGGGCAAGAACGCACGTGTCCGTTCCAACAGAATCGTGTTCACTTTGAACAACTACACCGAAGAAGAAGCACTCAGCATCATCGAGAAGCTTTCGGCCAAAGAAAATGTCAACTACGCGATCATTGGATTTGAAGTTGGAAAACAGGGAACACCTCACCTTCAGGGTTACATACACCACGAAGAAAAACCTAAGAATTGTGGTATCAAATACTGGCGCGAACAGTATGGCGAACTCAGTAAAGCTCATATGGAAAATGCCAAAGGGAGTGACCAGGACTCTCACGAGTACTGTTCGAAAGAAGGAGACTTCTGGGAAATCGGCGTGCCTCAACAAACCCACTTGGGACCATACGAAAGGATCATCGAAGCCTCGAAGAAAGGTCTCGACGAAATCGCCGAGCAGGACGCAGAGTTCTTCTGTAAGTCGTTCTTCCAAGCAAGAGCCATGGTGGAACATTTCAAGCAACGCGCGGGACCGGGCAGACTGGACTGCGAACTTCGACAGTGGCAAAAGGACGTATTGCAAATGCTCGATGCACAGTCACAGAGACAAGTCCTCTTCGTTGTAGACGAGCAAGGCGGCAAAGGGAAGACCTTTTTGGCGGACTACTTATCACGAAACCTCGACGCTTTCCGTATCCGGGGTGGCAAACACGCGGATTTGGCGCACATGTGGGCAAAAGCAGACAGGACCTCCGACTACGTCGCAATTGACCTAACTAGAACACTCAACCCCGAGTATTGGCCTTATCAATTCATCGAAGATCTTAAGGACGGGTTCATGATCAGTACTAAGTATAACAGTGTATCGATTTCATTCGATTGGAAAAAAGTTGTTGTATTTACAAACAGCCATCCAGATATGTCTAAATTATCAATGGACAGATACCAAATACACACTCTTTAAACGTACGGTGCAATAATCTCTCCACCCTTGCGTCCTCTGAGCATAATCGTAGCATAGCACATAACATTGTACTTGTAGACCAAATTGTCAGACGAGTTGGCGGCGTCGACTTGCGGCTTTCTGATTTCAATAGCCCCATAGTCATAGGCCTTGGTGGAAGCGTTAACCTCAACCCAGGGCATCCTCACGTGATCCAGGTACGCAGAGCTAGTGCCGTCATTCTTCATTGAATCCACGCGATTAACCGCAGCGGCGACATTGTGAACAGTACGCTTCTCGCGAAGAATCGGGATCATCCGAACACCGGGTGTCTGTCGCAGTTGTTGGGACGTAATGTTGGTGTCCACAGTCCCGGCCGTGTTGACAGTCCTCAATCCAAGGTAAGGCGGGTCGCCATTGACAGTAGTCAGG